TGCATAATGCAACTGTTGCCTAAGTATGCCTCATGACTACTTATATAGTCATTAGTATATGTTATATAAAGTTGGTTGTCAACTAAAAAGTTTATTAAAATCGTAATTATTAAAATTACTTTCGAATGTTTCCTCCCATTCTTCACTAACATCTGTATTTTCACTTGCTGTAGCTGTGAGCTTTTTGAACAGTGAATTAATTGCTTGTACTCCTGACATCATAACGGCTTTGTCTTTAACACGTTCCATCATCAGGTCGCTCATTCTAGTCAGCAACTGACTTAACTGACCCTCACCTTTTTTTGCAAAGTCAATGGAGTTACCTAAGTATTCCATAACTACTGCAATTTGATTTTCCTTAGGCATGTTTCCAAAACTGCTCAAGTTCATTGGATTCTCAGGATCAGATTTTACATTAATACCCTTGCGTAGTGATACTGTATCCATTTTAGCTATAGTATCTACAAGACTATCCATGGTCTCTTTTGCAAAGTCATCAGCTTCTTTAAGTGCTTTCATCTCTTTGACTAATGCATTTACATATGGTAGTGCTTCATCTAAACTTTCATCAAATGTACGCACTGTAAACTGACTACGAAGTTTATTACGGTCAGTTTCGTTAATTTTAACTTCTTTTGATTCAAACTTTTCTTTTGTTTCGTTGTAGCACTTACAACCTTTAAGTTTGTTAATTGATTCTCTAATACTAGCAATACGGTTAGAAACTGCTTCTACAATATCTGCTGTATCTTCGTTAACCAAGCCGTTACGAAGACTATATTTTTTAAATTCTTTTAGTTTATTAAGTTCATTACACTGTTCTTGAATATGTGTTCCAAAATCGTCATATGGCGTGCCACCTTCTTTAACATGACGTAGCATAGCTCTGCCGCCTGCTAAATTGTTAGTTGGCATCTTATAACGTTCACCTTCTGCATTTTCAATATAGATAGCACTAATATTTCTGCTTCTACTGCCACGTGATTCTTCGTTAACTGCTTTTGTGTGTTTAATAATAAGTTTAGCATTTTCTAACTGTTGATAACTGCTCTTACTACTACCATATGCGGCTCCAATGCCTTCTTGTACTTGTTTCATATCTCTCACCTTTTGTGCTTGGTAATCTTGGTCTTTAGGTTTTATTGCTTTAGTAAAACTTTTAAGTGTATATTCAACTATGCTTTTATTTGCTAAATTTTTTAACAATGCTAGTGTATCCTTAAACTCGTCGATATCTGTGTTAGCATTAATGCTTACTCGTATTTCACGTTTGGTATCAGTTTCATCTAAGTTAATCATACTACCTAAGCTAGGAATATAAAAACGTCTAGCGGCTGTTGGATCTATCGTATTTTCACCTTCATCGGTAAAAATTTTAATGTTATGCCCGTTGCCTTTAAGTATCTTAAAGATATCTTCTGCAATTTTTTCGCCACTAATCATACTAAAGTTCCTTTAATGTATTTATGTTAGAAACACAAATGGCATGGGGTCAACTGACTCTTCATCTGAGAAACTATCTTTTAGTTCATCGTATGCATTTTCATCATACTGTGCTACCTGCTGTGCAATGCGTACTACCAATACACATGCCATTACCAGATCATCTGTTTCGCCTTCTTTTGCACTAAAACTGCTACCCCTAGCAATAAATGTTTTAATCTCTCTTAACAATGCACTGCTGGCAATTTCCATTCTATCTGTTTCAACCCATGTTTTAAGTTTACTACATGCCGCCAGTTTGCTTTTGTTTGTAGTAGTAAAGCCTTTTCTGAAAGCTCTATTAGCACTGCGAGGTTGACTTATAAACTGTCCTGGTATATTGTCCTCGCCCATTTCATTTATTACAACTAGTGCGGCTTCTCCTAGTGTATTATTTTCTACACTCCAGTATATTTCACTATCAGGTGCTTGTTCTTGTACTTCTAATAGCATTTGCCTAAGTATTCGTATTTGTTCTGTAACACTAGTTTTGTTGTGCATCCACTCTGCAACTTGTTTCATTCCTGGTAGTTCGTACACTTGTATTGCGGCATTGTCACCACCTGTCCCTAAACTTGGATCTAGTCCAGCAACATAGGTTTTACCTTTCACAATATTTTTATACCAACGTACTTGTCCTGTGCGTTTGTATACATCTTTGCTTTCCATTACAGCAAGTTTCAAACTGCTGATTAATGTTTCGTCATATGCAATAAATTCATTGAGGTGTTCTCTGCGAAAACGTTCTTCACCTATTTTACCTTCTTCTTCATCTGCCCAAGGCTGGTCTCTATCAGGGTGTTGCTTCCAATCTGCACTATAACTTTTAAAACCATTTTTGCCAATTTCTTTTTCATTTCCAAACTCATCTGTTGTGTTACATGCTTGTCGCCAAATTTGTGCAAACTGATCATCGTCCTGATTTGGTGTACTTGTAATAATACACTTACCACCTGTACTAAGTGTTGGTGACAAACTAGTCCAAAACTCACGAGCAATACTAGGTCTCACAAATGCAAACTCGTCCAAGTATGCTAGTGAAATACTCAAACCACGTCCTGTATTTTCTGTTGTAGCTTGTGCAATAATACGGCTACCATTATCAAATTCCAGTGATCCTTTATTGTATGCTGTACAACCTGCTCTTACATGGTCAGGCAATAGTTCGTATGCAAATCGTATACGTTGCATAATCTCTTGGGCACCACTGTATTTGTGTGCCGCAATAAGAATAGTTTGATCAGGTACATACATAGCATACCATAACAAATATGCGCCAGCCGCGGTTGACTTTCCCATTTGTCTGCTGATAAGTGCTATACTGTAACGGTGATTGTGATAAGCGTCAAGCAGTCCTTTTTGAAAGTCAAACAAGTTAAACTTCAATCTACCCTTGACAGGATGCTGTATCCATACAAATTTTTCAATAAAATATTTAGGATCTTGTGTACACTGAACGATCTCTTCAATCTGTTGCTGATTAAACTTCTCACGTTTGTACGGGGTTTTAATTAATTTAGTATCTACACTCATTATAGTAGTACTTATGTGTTCTAAAAACTATCGTCTTTTACGTTGAGATTGCATATAAGAACCTACATCTGCTCTTGGACTTGCACCAATATCTACTTCACCTTGATCTTTTACATGTCCTGTGTCTAGTGCATCTTGGGTATTTTGCATCATTCTTCTATACATATCAGAAGTCTGTTTTACTTCAGCTCTATTATTTTTGCTAAGTCTTCCGATAAATTTATCAGTTCTCTTCTCTTGATCTTTGTATCCTTTGACCATGCGTCTATGCAAGTCAAGTGGCACAGTTTTTTGTGTAGTTGTTACTGGACTAGCAGGATCACCTGGATCTTCAAACAATTCAAATATTCTCATTTATATACCTGCGTTTCTTTTAAGTATTGCTAATTCTATATCAGCTTGTGAAGTGTCATCACAACTTGGTCCACAATTACAATTTGATGTACAAGCACCGTCACATGAACAACTAGATCCACAACCACATGCACTCTCAGTTACTGATTCCATATTAGTGCCGCCTTCTAAATGAGCTCTTCCATCTTCTTGCATGCCTTGTTCACTAAAAGTAACTTCCATACCAATCATTTCACTGATATGTTTTTCAAAACCACTATCTGTATATACTGTCCAAGGACCGTCATGTTCAACAACTACTTCGACATAGCCTTCTTTATCTGTGACCATTTCGTAGTCAGTCATTGTAACCATGTCTGGATTTTCACCATCTCTATCCCAGATGCTATCACCAGCTAATTTAATTTCCTGTGGCATTTTACCAAATGCTGGACCGCCACTACTCGCTTTTGCTGGATTGTAATCTGGCGCTCCCATGCTAGGATCTTCGGTCATACCAAGTTTTTGTTTAACTGCTTCTACTTCAACACTACCCATTGCATCATAGTGTGCATCTTCCAATGCACCATACAAGTTGTCAAATGCTTCTTGTATAGCACCAAAGTCTTGACTACCGCCAACATCAACTACTGCTTTGGCAAGACCGCCTTCATCACGGAAAACTTTTTGCAATCGATTAATTTGATCCATTGCACCATTAAACGTTTTGTCTACTCTCATTTCCTGTGACGTTGGCATTGTTTATATCCCTGCGTTCTTTTTAAGAATTGAAAGAGCATCGACGTCTTCAACTTTGTATGTTTTACCGGCTACTGAGAATTCTTTTTTGCCAGCCGCTTTAGCTTTAGCTAATTCTCCAGTAAATTCGTTGCCTTCGTTTGGCTCTTCGTTTAGATCTGCTGATTGGAAAAGAGCACTTGCCGGAGGAGTTAATCCATACTTTTTAAATATAGCATCTTTTTTTGCTAACGCGGCTTTGTCTCTACCAAAGACATCTTTGCCTTGATCTGGTTCATCTGGGCTGTCGCCATCTACATCCTTTGGTTTAATTTTTGTGCTCATTGGTATCTGAGGTATTTTTGTTGTAGGATCATCTGGTATACCTGGCTCATCATCTGGCTCATCTGGAAAGTCTGGATCAGGATCAAATCCTGGCATGCTTGGTGGTTCTTCTGGTCCACCGCCCGGAGTTGGCATTGGAGGTCTTGGCTCTCTTGGCTCTGGGATTGGTTCACCAATTGGATCGCCTGCACCTGGTCCAATAATTGGATCTCTTGGTTCTGGTCTTGGCCCTGGAATTGGTTCACCTATACTTGGCAAAGTCGTATCTGGCTTGCCGATTGCATCCGGTGGTCTTGTACCTCTGCGTGATCTGTCTGATGGTCTTTCCATCATTGTATATGATTCATTAATACCTGCAAGGTATTCTAGTCTTTGTAGGCTTTCACTTTTTATGCCTGCTGCTTTTCTAGCCGCTTCAGCGTCATCTCCGCCGATAACATCACCTGTTTTCGTGTCGATAACTGTACCAAATTTGTCAACTTCCAATGTTGTTGGAATTCCGCCAACTGTACCTGCTACTAGAGAACCTAGCTGATCTAATGGTAAGCCTTCTCTATCGGCATACTCTTCAGCATCTTTTCTCATTTGATCTGTAACTTTAGGTGCTTTAGGCGCTTTTGGTTTTTCCACATCACTTGGTTTTTCTGGCCCACCACCCGGAGTTGGAACTGGTGTTGGAGCTGGTGTTGGTTCTGGAATTGGTTCACCTACTGGCGGAGCTGGGGGTTCTTCTGGTCCGCCACCCGGAGTTGGAATTGGTGTTGGTTCTGGTCTTGGCTCAGGAATTGGTTCACCTACTGGTGGTTTTGGTGGTTCTTCTGGACCGCCGCCTGGAATTGGTGTTGGTTCTGGTCTTGGCTCGGGAATTGGTTCACCTACTGGCGGTTTTGGTGGCTCACTTGGTCCACCGCCTGGAGTTGGAATTGGTTCAGGTGTTGGTCTTGGCTCTGGTATTGGTTCACCGATTGGATCTCCTTCATCGCCTGGCGCACCGCCAAATGGATCAAAAGCTGGTTTATTTGGTTTAGAACTCGGAACACTCGGAGCACCGCCAAATGGATCAAATGCTGGATTCTTTGGTTTTTCTTCTAACTTATATGCTTTCCATGCTTCGTTAATATCTTCTACTTTGTGATCTTCGTAAACTTTTGTTTCGTCTACATTTACTGGCATGCCATTTGCACCCAAGTATCTACGCAAACTTAAATCTGCTGGACTACCTAGTGTGCCTTTATATTCTTCTGGTTCGCCTGCGTACTCGTCACCGCTGTTAGCAAATCCTTCTTCTTCAATTGGAGCATCTCCAACTAATTGATTTAACTGTTCAGGGCTAACTAAAGCAATCATTGCTTTCATATTGTCTCTGCCATCAAATGGCGTTTCAGCTACTTGCTGTTCTACTTCTTGTGGTTCAACCGCAGGTGTATCGTTGTTTTGAATTCCTGCTAGTTTGATTAAGTCTTCTAAATTCATATCGTTACACCTTATATTCTTTATTGTGTTCGCCTTTGGGCTGACTTTTAACAAATTTGTCTACAAACTCGTTACCGTAATGCTCACTGTGATCTACTTTTTCGGAATCGCTATAGTCTGCATCAGCTAATACACTTTTGGGTTCTTCGTCTTTTGTTTCTTCTTCAACGTCCCAAAGCTCTTTAGCTTCTAACATATTATTAACAATCATACTACCTAAACTGCATCCGCAAATTCCTGCAATCTCTTCTTGCAGGCTATTTGGTGTTGCTGGTAACTTTGTTTTAATGTCGTACATGTATACTTCTTGTGCGCCTTTATCTTCAAAGCCCCTAGGTGTGTGCATAATAGTTTTCTTTGGTGAGCTCATGCTCTCCATATTATATTTGGCCATATGTGCTTCGATACGGTCCATGTGTTCATCTGAAATCTCTTTTAAACTACGAAGTCTAAACTCATAGGTTTTTTCAGATTCAGCTAGATATTGTGTCAAACTTTTCATCGCGACTTCCTTCATTGTAATTATTTATCTGATTTATTCATTTTATCTATGACAGCATTTATTAAACTATTGCGATCTTCGAACTCTTCTGCTTCGCCTTGAATAGCATCATCTTTGCCGCTATCTTTAGCTATCTGCTGATCCAACTTAGCTTTTTGAAGCTGTAGTTGTATCATCTTTAATTTTTTATCCATTTTAGCTGTCTTAGCTGTAATAGCATTGGTCATCATTTTACTTGCTGTATCAAACACAGCCGCAGCATGTCTATCTTCAACATTTTGTCCAAGATCCATAAGATCCTGAAAGGCATGCATAGCTTTATCAGCATACTTGTCCATATCACTATCTAATGTTTCCATATTTCTAACCATTGGTAGTGCGGCATCAATTTTATCTGCTTGATCTAATTGTTCTTGTAGTTGTGGTAAATCTAACCCTTGGGTAATAGGTTCTTCTATCGGCTCTTCATTCATAGGAGGCAAATCAAATACATCTTCGATCTTGCTAGTCATCTTCTTTTCCTTCTCTTAGGCTGTTTAGGATTATTAAACAACTCATGTTCTGTTAATACACGAAAACCAACACCTTGATGTTTACAAAATACTTTTGCGGCTTGCCATTTTGCTTCGTTTACTATAGCCGCCGCTTTTTGCATTGGACTTTTTGCATGTGCTAGTGTTTGTCCTGCTGGTTTAATTTCAATCATCTCTGCTTTTCGTTGTTTATTTTTGTCTTCGTACACTATAAAAAAGTCTGGCACATAATGTGTATTTTTACCTGTTGCTGGATTACGATAAGGTATTCTATGACTTTCGCTGGCCCAGGCTAGGATGTTAGGATGATCGTCTAATATACGCATAAACTTTAATTCCCAACCGCTTCTATACTTAGGACGATGTTTACCCACATACTTGCTACGATTTTTTACTTCGTATATACCTTGTTGAAAATTATTTGCCATTCTAGTAGTATTTATTACTAGTTTGATATCACAAATGTTTGACCATCAATATTGCGTAAGACTTCATTTGCTCTTAAAGTCTCACCTTGAAATAATCGTTGTCCTATACTGTTTATAGTCTGTTGTGCTGGTCTATTAGCTACTGTTGAAGCAACTGTTGACAGTATATTCTGTTGTCCTGCTCGTGTTGCATTAATATCAGTTGTTCCTAAACTTCCAATATTTGCGTGTTCGGGTTGAAATGATACATTGTATATTAAAGGAGCACTAGTACTAAAGTCTAATGTGTCAGCTTGAACATTTAACATCATATTGTTATATAAGTTTGTTATTCTTCCGCCTTGTGCAGTATCAGTATTGTATATTCTAATCTCTTCAAACATAAATCTACTATCTGAACTAATACTTTTAGCGCCAAATTGGTGTGCGTCTCCTGCAGCAAACTTTGCGTTTAGTATTTCATAACCACTAAAGTTCTTAGAGTCCATATCATGACCTTGAAAATAGTGTTGGGCATATGCTTTCATAAGTGTTGAAAACTGATTATCTTTAGTATCATAAAAACTAATACTAATAGGAGCAATACTCATTCTAGTAGGAATATGTCTCATACGATTATATTGGTTCAGTGTTTGCATACCATAATCAAAATCTGGCATGCTAGCTGACATTACTCTATCGAAGATAAAAGTTCTGCCAAAGCTATTATCTTCCATAACAACATTTTCGTTAAGAACAATTTCCAGCTTAAACTGGTATTTCATTCGAGGTGCTTTGACCATTACTGGATCATCGGCACCGAAATGCTCTGCGGCTGGGTTATAAAAGCCGGTATTACTTGTTAATCCCATTGGCTACCCCTTAACTATTGGTGCCAGCGCCTGTTGCATTACTCAATGTTTGATCTAATGTTGCACCTGTTAATGTAGCATTACCAGCAGCATCATAAATTTCTGCATTATCGTATCTAATAGATACAGTAACCTGAACTTGATCACTACTTGCATACGCCATGTCACCATATTGAATATTTTGAATGTATGCACCAGCTAATTCAAACTTATCTAATACTCCTGGTGTTGGACTTGCACCATCTAATGTCTCCATCAATAATTGGAACTTATAAGCACTACCTGATCTTGGTGAACTTTGATTTGCATGATCAACTTGTCTATTAAGTTGTCCATTTAATTCTCTTAATACTACACTATCTACGTCATCTCTAAAAGTAACTGTTACTGGTTCCCACATATGTTTACCTGCAAGATAGATTTTTGAATTGTACATATCCAACGGAATTTCATCGTGTGTGAGACTTGGTCTACTTACACTAATTACACTTCTCGTAGGAGTTGCACTAAAGCCCTCTCCAATAAACGTTGCTCTAAAACGATATTGTAGTTTGGGCATAATAGTTGTGGTGTTACCTGTATTGTCTGGTACACCTAATGTTGTTATAACTGCCATGTGAATCTCCTCGTTATACCGGCTGTTAGTATTTATCGAAATGAGCTCAAAAAAATGGACAGCCGGAGCCGTCCATTAAGTATTCTGTTAATTTTTTTAACTTGTAGTAGATAATGTTCCTGTATTCACCAATCTAATCGGAACATAAATGAATTCTGCTGCTTTTGAAGGTTCAATAGCAACATCAACATAAAATTCGTTACGATCAATTCTTGCTGGTGTATTGTTTGTATCATCACATACTACTGCGAAGTCATTGAGACCTCTTCTACTAAGGATATCTGATAGGAATCTTTCAAACACTACTTTGGCCCTAGCTCTTGTTTGTGCATCATTGATTTCAAACAAGAATGGACGAGCAATGTCATCAAATCTTTCACGTAGGTAAGCAACTAGACGTGCAACATTAACTCTATCTAAACTACTAGTAGTAGTATGCAGAGTTTTCTGTCCAAATACTATTGTTCCTTGCCCTGGGAAGGTTGCAATTGGATTCAATTTATCAGTATACATAGCATCACGTTGACCTTGTGTTAAACTGATTGCTTTGAATTCACCTTCTGTTGTGATGTGTCCTACTGCACTTGCATTTTGTACAACACCTCTTGTAGTTCCTGCTGGAGCAAACCATTGGAAACTAATGTTGTCATTGTATGCATATGTGTATAGTGCCATATGACTTGGAGGTACAACTACGGTATTACCGTCTACTGGTTCTGTAGTGTTTGCACTTGGATAGTAAACTGCACTATATGTGTTCTTAGTTACTAGTCCATCTTCTCCATTTTCAGTTGCATTTCCACTGTTTTTAGTCCAGCTAACAACGTCAGTTGGATTTTTACGCATTGGCGAATCAATAATGATAAACGCTGTTTCACCTCTATCACTATTAAGTGTTACCATTTCGTCTACTAGCTCAGGATAATTCGGAGCCGCAATCAAGCTGTACTTGTATTGTGGATCTCTGAGGTCTGCACCTGCTGCCACTGCCTGCATTGCAGTTGCAATAACACCACGTTGAGCATATCTACCAAAACGTCCGCTACCATCTGCATGATTGCTTACGCCATTTCTCCAAGCAGTTCCATTCCATGCTCGAACTGTATTTTTACTCTGCCCCATATTGACAGCAACCATTCCGGTTGGATACACTGCTGGATTTGGTGCTCCTGATATTCTTGTTGCACCATTTAGGTTACTACTATCGTTTGCTGTGTCTGTAATATCTGCAAACAATACACCTGTTGTGGTTGTTTGATCTGAGTTTGTATGTGAAATCCATGCACTACCATTATAAACTTTAATGTGTGGATAAGCACGTTCGTTGGTCTGGTTCTCAGCCGCTAATGACGTGTCAACCCAAATATCACCACTAGCTGGTCCTACAGGAGCAGTTGAGCTATAAGTTGCTGCCTTAGGTAAAAATGTAGGATCACCATTTGAGTCTACTCCTACAACATACAAGTCTAAGCTATTAATTGTATTATCAAACCAATATGTACCTGTAGCTAATGTGCCAGTTGGAGTTGCGGCTTGTGCTAATACTGTAGTTGCTGTTAAATCACCAACTGCACCACCTGTTGTTATTTCTCTAATAACAATAGTAGCTTTAGTATTTGCTTGTTGGTCTAACAAGTATTGACCTACTGTAGCTGTACCTGTAGTTAATGCAGTTGTACTTGAACCATCTTGTGCTACAAAGTCTGTAATTGCGCCAGCTCCA